ACCGAGTTCACCAAGCGGCTGTTGGCGATCGCCACCGGTACTGACTTCCTCACCGCCATCGGCCCCACGTTTCCGCCGGCCAAGCATACGCACGGGATGGACGACATCACCGGCCTGGTCGCCCTGCTTGCCGCCAAGCTCGATGCACGCGCGCGCTACGTGCCAGGTCAAATCATCGTGACGGCCGGCAAGCAAGCACCGCCCTACACCCTGCTGTGCAACGGTGCGGCGATCTCGCGCGCGCAGTATGCGGAGCTGTTCGCTGCTATCGGCACTACCTACGGCGCGGGCGATGGCGTCACCACCTTCAATCTGCCCAGTCTCGGCGAAGGCACGGTGATCAAGGCCACCGTCGACGCCACCAAGGTCGGCACGTATAGCGCGGGCGCGCTGCTGACGCATACCCACGGCGCAACGGCGGCCGCCGGCGGCGATCACGGCCATAGCGTGAGCCTGACCGCGGGTGGCGGCCATAGCCACGGCGCAAGCGCGAGCGGCGTGGGCGACCACGCACACGCCGCGTGGACCGATGGCCAAGGCAATCACGCGCACAGCGGCTCGACCGATGCGCAAGGCCAACACTCGCACGTGACGCTCAACAGTCTCTTCGGCGATGGCACCGGCTCCAACTACGTCGGCGGTGGCGGCCCCGCCTTCCGCAACATGCAGCGGCAAACCAACGACGCCGGTAATCACGCGCACAACTTTGGTACCGACTGGCAGGGCAACCACGGCCACAACATCGGCATGAACGGCGCCGGCGCGCACTCGCACACGATCTCGATTGCCGCCGTGGGCGACCACACGCACGGCTTGTCGCTGGCCAACGGTGGCAGCCATAGCCACACCCTCACCATCGCCGCGGCCGGCGGCAGCGACAACCTTGCGGCCGGTACGCACATGTTCCATTTCATTGCTTACTGAGCAGGCCGCGCCATGTCCGATCCCACTACGCTCGATCTCCCTACCGCCAAGCACGCGTACAGCTTCGACGAAACCACCCGCGAGCTGCTGGGCACGGTGGAGGTGTTTCTCTCACCGCTGGAAGGCACCTACTACCTGCCGCGTAACGTGGTGGAGGTCGCGCCGCCCAGTGACGTCGGTGCTCATGCACGTGCGCGGCTCAACGGCGACGGCACCGCGTGGGACGTCGTGCCCGACTTTCGCCGCGTGATGCTTTGGGACACCGCGACATGTCACCCGGTACCGAACACGCTCGCGCTGGGCGACGCACTGCCCGACGGCGTAACGGCCGAAGCGCCGCCGATCCTCAGCAGCGACGCGCCGCTGATGAACGTGTGGGACAGCGACGCGCGCACCTGGCGTCAGCAACCGGACTACAGCCGCACACCGGTGTGGTCGAAAGCCACCGCCCAGCGCGCCGCCAATCCGCCGCCGGGTGAACCGCTGCCGGATGCGTTGACCGTGACGGCGCCGCCTCACGCAGGCGCGCACCAGGTGCCGCGCTGGAACGCGCAGCGCGCGGCATGGGACCTCGTTCCCGATTACCGCGGCGTCACCTATTGGACGGCCGATGGCGCGCAGCACGTCATCACGGAACTGGGCGTGGAACTGCCCGCCGACGCGCTGACCGCACCACCGACCGACGACGCCATCCCTTCCACTACCAGCGAGGCCTGACCCGCATGTCCACCGCTTACCACCACGGCGCGCGCATCGAAGAAACCACCGATGCGCCGCTCGCTTTCAAGACCGCTTCCACCGCCGTGATCGGCATCGTCGTCACCGCGATGGATGCCGATGCCAACGTGTTTCCGCTGGACACGCCGGTGTTGCTGACGCAGGCCAAGGCCGGTATCGCCGCCGCCGGCATCAAGGGCACGCTCGCCAAAGCGCTGCAGGCCATCGACAACCAGGTACGTTGCCCGGTCATCGTCGTGCGCGTGGCCGAGGGCGACGATGAGGCCACCACCACCGCGAACGTGATCGGCACCACCAATGCGCAAGGGCGCTACACCGGTTTGCAGGCGCTGCTCACCGCCGAACAACGCGTGGGCCTTCGTCCGCGTCTGATCGGCGCACCGGGCCTGGATACGGAAGACGTGGCGCAGCAGGTGGCAATCATCTGCAAACGCCTCGGCGCCTTCGCCTACATGGCCTGCCATGGTTGCAAGACGATCCCCGAGGCACTCGCCTACCGCAAGAAGTTCAGTGCGCGCGAATTGATGCTGATCTGGCCGGACTTCACCGCGTTCGATACCAGCACAAAGACCTCCGCGCCGGCGATGACCACGGCCATTGCGCTGGGCTTGCGTGCGGCCATCGATCAGACCACCGGCTGGCACAAGGTGATTTCCAATGTCCCGGTGAACGGCGTCAACGGCCTCAGCGCCGACGTGTACTTCGACTACCTCACCGAGGGCACCGACGCGGACCTCTTGAACGAAGCGGGTGTCACCACGCTGATCAACCGCAACGGCTTCCGTTTCTGGGGTTCGCGCACCTGCGATAACGGCGAGTACCTGTTCGAAAGCTACACGCGCACCGCACAGGTGGTGGCCGCCACGATCGGCGAAGGCGTGTTCGAATACAGCGACAAACCGATGCACGCGAGCCTGGTGCGCGACCTGATCGAGGCGATCAACGCGAAACTGCGCAGCCTGGTGCGCGAAGGCTTTCTGCTTGGCGCGCGCTGCTGGTTCGATCCCGGCCTCAACGACAAGACCAACGTGAAGGTGGGCAAGTTGAAACTGTCCTACGACTTCACGCCGGTGCCGCCGATGGAAGACCTCACGCTGCGGCAGACCTTCACCGACACCTACATCGCGGACCTGATGACCGCGATCGCCGCCACCAACAACGCCTAAACACTTGCCGGCGGCAACCGCCGCCGGCAAGCCCCGGCTTCCCCGTAACGAATTCGAGGATAACACCATGGGTTTGCCCCGTAAGCTCAAGAACTTCGACACCTTCCAGAACGGCGAATCGTTCATCGGCCAGGTCAACAGCCTCACCCTGCCCAAGCTCGCCCGCAAGATGGACGAGATCCGCCCCGGCGGCCTGGATGCCTCCGTGAAGGTGGACATGGGCGGCGAAGCGCTGGAATTGTCGTTCGCCGCCGGCGGCTATCTGCGCAGTGCGCTGCGCCAGTTCGGCGCCACGTCCGTAGGCGCGGTGCAGTTGCGCTGGGCCGGCGCCTATCAGGCCGACGATACCGGCTTCTATCAGGCCGTGGAAATCGTCGGGCGCGGACGCTACAGCGAAATCGACCGCGGCGACGCCAAGACCGGCGAGTCATCCGAAACCAAGTTCACCATGCCGCTCGTCTACTACAAGGAAACCGTCGACGGCGTGGTGCTGTTCGAGATCGATGTGCTCAACAGCATCTTCATCGTGGACGGCGTGGACATCCTCGCCGCGCAGCGCGCCGCGATGGGCCACTGGTAATCCGTTCTCTTTCTCGCTGCGCCCTGCACGCGCGCCCCTTTCCCTATTGCAAGGAATCTCGCCATGACCGACCGCAAGACCACCGCCACCATCACGCTGGAAGAACCGATCCAACGCGGCACGACCACGATCGCCGAGGTCATCGTGCGCAAGCCGAAATCCGGCGAGCTGCGCGGCACGCAGTTGGTGAACCTGCTGCACATGGACGTCGCCGCCTTGGAAATCGTCCTGCCACGCATCACCCAGCCCAACCTCACCAAGGCGGAAGTCGCGAACCTCGATCCGGCGGACCTGACGCAGTTCGGTGTGGAGGTGTCCGGTTTTTTGTTGACGAGAGCGAGCCGCGAGGGCTTCCAGCCCGCGTAGAGGACGCGATGGCTGACATCGCCGTGGTGTTCCACTGGGCGCCGCCGGTGATGGATCACATGGACGTGGCGGAACTGATGGACTGGCGCGAGCAGGCGCGCCTTCGCAACGGCGTGGAGGACTGATGGATCTCAAATTAAGCGTGCTGCTCAGCGCGATCGATAACGCCACCGCCCCGCTGCGCGCCATCGCCGGCAGCTCGTCCACCACCTCCAAGGCGCTGCGCGAAACACGCCAGCGCCTGAAGGAATTGGAAAAGGCGCAGGCGGACCTGAAAGGCTTTCGCGAGCTCAAGGCCGGCACGCAGCAGTTGGCCACGCAGATGACTGCGGCACGCACGCGGGCCACGGAACTGGGCAAGGCCATCGCGGCAACGACGGCGCCGACGCGCGCACAGCGGCGCGAGTTTGAGGCGGCCAAACGCCAGGCCGAGGCGCTCGGCCGTCAATACGTGACGCAGACGCGCCGCTTGCAGCAGATGCGCGACGGACTATCCGCCGCCGGCATTCAGACACGCAACCTCGCGCAGCACGAGCGGCAACTGCGCAACGCGGTGGCTGCGGCCACCCAGCAGATAGAAGCCCAGCAGCGGCGCTTGCAGCAGCTCAGCCAGCAACAGCAGCGCATGGGCGCCGCGCGCCAGGCGCTCGCACGCAGCCAGGCCACGGGCACGCATCTGGCGGTGGGTGGCGCGGCGGCCATGGTCACCGGCCAGCACGTGCTCGGCGCGCTCCATCCCGCCATGGACGAGGCCAAGGCCTTCCAGACCCAGGTCGCGCAGTTGCGTGCCATGGGCATCGGCGATGCCACCGTGAACGATGCGGTGACCTTCGCGCGCGGCATGGACATCATGGGCACCAGCGCCACGGAGAACTTGAAGCTCCTGAAAGAGAGCTACAGCGTGCTGCGCGACATGCACGAATCCGAACAGGTCGCGCCGTACTTGGCGCGCATGAAATTCGGCATCGAAACCGTGATGGCCAACGGCGGCCACGGGGAGGGCCACGGCGCGAACGCCGAAGCGATGTTCATGGATCTGTTGAAGGTCGCGGAACTGCGCGGCGCCGCGAAAGATCCAGCCCGGCTCAAACAGGTGCTCGATTTCGCGACGCAGGCCTACGTTGCCTCCGGCGGCCTGGTGAAGCCCGAAGACCTGCTCAACATGATCAAGACCGGCGGCATCGCGGCCAAGCAGCTCGATGACACGCAGTTCTTTTTCGGCATGCTGCACACCATGCAGGAAATGGGCGGCCACCGCGCCGGCACGGGCCTGGCCACGGCGTATCAGAACTGGGCCGCCGGCCGCACCACGCAGCAGTCGGCCGAAGAGCTGGTGCAGCTCGGTCTGATCAAACCGGGTTCCGTGAAATACGGCAAGACCGGTCACGTCACCAAGCTGCTGCCCGATGCGCTCAAGGATGGCGACTTGTATCGCACGAACCCGTTCGAATACCTGATGACGCGCGTCGTGCCTCGCATCAATCCGGACGGCAAGCTTAGCGACCAACAGGTGATCAGCAAGATCAACGCGCTCTTCTCCGGCCGCAAGGGCGGCGATCTATTCGCCTCGCTCTACATGGAGCGCACGAATATCGCCAAGCACCTGGCGGCCGCCCCGAAAGCTTATGGCGTCAACGCGCTTTACGACGAGGCCAAGCAAACCGCCGCCGGACAGGAAGCGGAACTGTTGGCCAGGAAGTCCGATCTTTACCGCGAGCTGGGTACACAGTTGCTCCCGGTGTATGTCGCCGGCCTGCAGAAGCTCACCCACGCGGTGCGTCACCTCACCGGCTGGAACCAGAGCCATCCGATGCTGGCGAAAGGCATGCTGATGGTCGCCGGCAGCATTGGCGTGCTGAGCACGGTGATCGGCGGTTTAATGGTGGGTTTAGGTGGTCTGGTCGGCCAATTTGCGCTGCTGCGCTTCTTACTGCGCATGGGCGGACTCGCCCTCGGCGGTGGCGGCGGCACGGGACTCGCGCGCGTGTTTCCGCTGCTGATCAGTGGCGCGCGCGCCGCGGCGATGGCCGTGCTGGGGCTCAGTGCACCGATGCTCGCGCTGATCGCGCTCATCACGGTGGCGGCCTTGGTCGTCTACAAATACTGGGGGCCGATCCGGGCCTGGTTCGAAGGTGTTGGCCAAGGCATCGCCCAAACGGTTGGGCCGGCCTTGCAGCGCCTCGGCGCTTCCCTACAAGCGGTGTTCGGACCGCTGGTATCGATGCTCGCCGCGGTGTGGCGATGGGTGGCGCAACTGTGGCAACCGTTCCAGGCGACCAACCAACAGCTGGATGCGGCACGCCAAAACGGGGTCGCCTTCGGCGCTCTGGTGGGCGGCGCCATCGCGGGCGTGATCGACGCCATCACGATGGCCATACGCGTCTTCGTATGGCTCGGCGAAGTCATCGGCACCGCTGCCGGCTGGGCGGTGACGCAATGGGAGCCGGTCAAGGCCTGGTTCGTCGATATGTGGCAAACGATCGAGAACGCCGCGCACAACACGCTCGATTGGATCTCGGACAAGCTGCAGGGCGTGCGCGATCTGATCGCGCGTATTCGCAGCTTTGGCAACACCCCCGTCACGGCCGGCGGCGTACCGATTGAATGGATCATGCCGGACGATCGCGAGCGCGCACGCCGGGTTGCCGAGACCATCGGGCGCACACCGATGGCCGGACAGCAAGCGTCCGGCACCGGGCAAGGCGCGATCAGCGGGGCCGGTCCGATGGGCGCACGCGTCGCGCCCGGCAACACCTACCAGGTGCATATCGATGCACGCGGCGCCGAACCCTCGCAGGTGAAACGCGCGGTGCAGGACGCGCTCAACGATCACGCGCGAGCGCAACGAGCGCGCGCGAATTCCCGTTATGCGGACGAGGGCTGAGATGCTTGGGTTTACCTTGATGGCCTTTGGGCCGTTTGCGTTCGGCATGCAAACCGCCGCCTACGACGAAGTGCGCCGGCAGATGCAGTTCAAGCACGGCGCGGCCGTGCGCGTCGGCGAGCGCGACAACTACCAGTATCTAGGCCCCGGCGAAGAAATCATTACGCTGACTGGCACCGTCGCGCCCGGGATAACCGGCACGCTGGCGTCCATTACGCAACTGGAAGGCATGGGGCGTGGCGGCCAGGCGTATGTGCTGGTCGATGGCGCTGGCTACGTCTATGGCGTGTATTTCATTCAGAGCCTGGAGACCACGCAACGCTATCTCTTTCCCGATGGCACGCCGCGTCGCGTCGATTTTGCGCTGACGCTGTGCCGCTCCGACAACCTGCCGGCCGATGAGCCGACCAGCAGCACAGGTAGACCCTGATGGTCAACGAACAGCGTACGGCCATCGTTAGGCCAGTCTTCAAAGTGGTGGTGGGCGGCATCGATGTTACGCGCCGCCTGACATCGCATTTGAGCAGCATGACGCTGGTGGCCTGCCGTGAGGATCACGCGGATCAGCTTGAACTGGAATTCGAAGACACCGCGGGGCGTATCGCGATGCCGCGCAAAGGCGTCAGCATCGAGGTGTCGCTGGGCTTCGACACATCAGGTATGTGCCTGCAGGGTTCCTATGTCGTGGATGAAGTTGAGCACCGCGGTGCGCCCGACACCATCACGGTACGGGCACGCAGTGCGCGTATGGCCGGTCCCTTGGCCACGCGCAAGGAGCGCAGCTGGAGCGATACCACCGTTGACCACATCGTCAGCGTGATCGCGGGCGAGCATGGACTCACGCCGCGCGTATCCAGCAACCTGGCGAGCGAGCCCATCGCGCAGCTTGACCAAACCGAAAGCGATATGGCACTGCTACGACGCATCGGCAAGCACTTCGACGCGGTGGCCACGGTCAAACATGGGCGACTGATTTTCGCACCGATCGGCGAGACGAAAACAGCGAGCGGCGCCGACATTCCCGCGCTGATAATTCGGCGCACGAGCGGCGATCGCCATCACTTCCAGGAAATTGACCGCAGCGCCTACACCGGGGTACAGGCGCGCTGGTATGACATGAACGGCGCGCGTGGTCACCTGGCGCTCGCTGGCAAGCATGGGCACGTAAAGATTCTGCGTGGCGACTTTCCCACCGAAGCGGACGCCAAGCGTGCGGCCGAGGCGGAATTCGCACGCGTGAAGCGTGCCGCGGCGACGTTCACGCTGGATCTGGCCATCGGTCGCCCCGACATCTTTCCCGAAATGCCGGTGAAGCTGGCTGGTTGGCCGGAAACCATCACCACCTACGAATGGATCGTGGCCAAGGCCACACACAAACTGGACGGCAATGGCGGCTATCTCACCACCATTGAACTGCAAAATCGCAGTGCTGCAAGCAACTGTATTGCAGCTAGCGAAGACGACCCTTCCCAATAATCTGAACTGGCTTTTGAATCAACAGCGCCCCGGTGCCAAATCACCACTAACGCCAGCCATGAATCGCTTCGGCAGTCTCAAGAAACGTGCCTGCTTGCTCAAACGCCGGCTTCACCCTGGAAATCGCAAAAAATCCAGGTACGTTTTCACACAAGTCGTCGAGACGCTGAGCTTCGCTTCGCCATTCATTCGCGCTCTCAAAGAAGCGCAAAATGTAACTGCCGTTGTCTAACTTTGCGATCTCGGATTTTGCAGCAGCCAGCAGCGGTTCAACTGGCACACTGTGCATTTGCAGCAACCTCTCCGACACTAAAGTTAACCAATACACTCCAGGTACATATCTGCGCCAATCACGTCCCACCCAGGTCTCGTCCAATCCGTAACTTGCTTTTTTTGTGAGGCGATTCCTATGAAGTCGCTCATCCCATTCGGCCACATATCCAAATACTGCATTAGCACGTCCAAGTTGATCCGCCAATGCTCTTGCCTGGGAGCTATCAAGCCCTGATACACCTATCTCAAAATCCGAGGCCTGTGTAATTAAAAAGCTATATGACACTTTATCAGCGTGTAGAAAGAAGCCCGATTTAGCTTTAGATATCGCCGACCGCAGCTTCTTACCTTCGTTCACTGAAATCGTGACTTTTTTTGATTCATCTAGGCTGAACCACGCAGGCTTCAACGCCCCCGGCAATGTCAGCAAGGCATCTACTGCTGATTCAAAGTTTTCGATTACGTAGTAAAACTGCGCTTCCATCATCACTGCGGCCCTAGATCATCTCGCCTGATAATTCGGTCAAATGCCCTCTGCGCGGGCTCTGACACATGCGTATTCTTTCCAGTCACCAAAACTGATTCGCGACCGGCGGCTTTCGCTGCCTGGGTCTGAATTCTAAGCTGTTTTGTAAGTGTAACCGAAAGAGTGTCCTTGACCTCCACTGACATCGTCTTTGTCAGCGCGTCCGGGATGGCTTTACCCTCGGCGGTTGCGACGGCCTGAGTATTCTTGGTCAACCCCATATCCAAGAGTACCCGTGCCTCTGAGGCCAATCCACGCGCCATCGGCCTCAGAGTCTCCATCACTGTCTGCTCCGTCTTTGTCGGAGCCGGAGCGAAAAGGAGTAGAACTCCTAGTTTTGCATCCTGAACTTGACCGCCATCCAGGGCCAAATGAGTGAGCGGATTGATATGGTTGTCCCTGAATACGGCAATGCTGTCACCGACAGCATGGGAGAGCATGCGGCCAACGATGGTATCGTTGTAGAAGTTGGCTGGTGTCGCTTCAAAGCAAGGATCTTGATTTGGACAAGCACCTGTCGGGTCCGTATTGTCTATTGGATTATTTTCCGCGTAGGCAAAGCGGTTGAAGCCAAA